ACGAGGAGCGCGTGGTCAAGATCTCGTCGAAGGACGCGAAGGCGAAGCGGGCGGCGAAGAAGCGTGAGGCGGCTGAAGAAAGCTCCGAGCGATGAACCACCACGACGTAATCCTGGCCATGCGACACCCGCTGGTCATCTACCACGGCAACTGCATGGACGGCTTCGGGGCGGCTTGGGCAGCGCACTGCACGTTCCAGGACAACGCCGAATACATGCCGGCGGCTCACGGCGAGCCCAACACTATCGAGCCACTGAGCGCGAAGGTTCGCGGTCGCGACGTGCTCATCCTGGACTTCAGCTACAAGCGCCATTTCCTCAACGAGTTGGCGGCTGAAGCCCGGTCGCTCGTTGTGCTCGACCACCACAAGACCGCAGAAGAAGACCTGCGCGACTTTGAAGGTGCGTTGTTCGACATGAACCGCAGCGGTGCGGGCATCACGTGGGACACGCTCAACCAGGATGCTCCTGGTCGCCCGCCGTTGATCGACTACGTCGAGGACCGTGACCTGTGGAGGTTCAGGCTGCCTTACACGAAGGAGATCAACGCCTGGATAGGCTGCGTCGACTTCAACTTCCGGGACTATGGCGACCTCGCGGCAGACATCATGGCCAGGCCGACTGACGTGCGGCTGCGTGGCGAAGCGGTGCTGCGAAAGCTTGATCGCTATGTAAACGAGATGGCCAAGCAGGCGCGCCGCGTGAGCTTCGCTGGTCACGACGACATCCCTGCGGTCAACGCCCCGTACATCAACACGAGCGAGCTCGTCGGTCACTTAGCCGAGTCCGCGCTCTTCGCGATCGGCTGGTTCCGTGACGCTGGGGGCACGTACCGCTACTCACTCCGTAGCCGCGGTGATTTCGACGTGAGCGCGCTGGCCAAGAGATTTGGCGGAGGCGGACACAAGAACGCCGCGGGATTCAGCTCCACGGACCTGCTTGTATGACCAACCCCGCCCGCGTCTGCATGGCGGTCGATCCCGGACTGGCTCACGTCGGCTACGGCCTCGTGGGTCGGTACGGGGCCAAGCTCGATCTCGTCGATAGCGGGCACATCCCGACGCCGGCGGAGTGGGAGCTCAACGACCGCCTGAGGAAGATCTGGCGAGACTTGGCCACGGTTTGCCGTGACGTTCGCCCCACCCTGGTGGGCATCGAGAATCAGGCCCCCGCTTCCATCGGAGCCCGCATGCAGGGCCTCAAGGCGGCGGCGAAGGGCGAGAAGGCCGGCGGCTTTTCGGCCAACAACGATCCCGTGTTCGAAGTCGTGGGCATCGCCAAGGCCGTCGCGTTCTCGTACGGGATCCCTGTGCTCTTGTACTCGCCCCAGCAGGCCAAGATCGCGGTCTGCGGACCTGGCAGCGGGCGCGCGACGAAGCAGCAGGTTATGCAAGCGTGCCGGGTTTACTTTCCTGGCATTGAGAAGGACGGCCACCGACTCGGCGAGCACGAAGCCGACGCGATCGCCGGGGCCATCTACGTCGAGCGGGTGACGCTTTTGCAGAGCAGGAGGGCGGGATGATGAGAGCAACGATGACCATGATCGAAGACGTCGCAGACTTCCACCGCAAGTTCGGCGTTCCGGTTGAGACGGTGCCGAAGGTTCCGGAGCTCGAAAGGCTGGAGCTGCGCGAGCGGCTCATCACGGAGGAATACGCGGAGCTGATGCAAGCTATGGGTTACGCCGAGCACTTCTCCGATATGGGTGCGGGATGGGTACGCTACTCAGAATCGAAGACAAGCCTGCCGGACGTCGCCGACGCCATCGCCGACCTGATCTACGTGTTGATCGGCACCGCGCACGAGTGCGGCATCCCGCTCCAAGCCGTCTGGGATCGCGTGCAGGCCGCGAACATGGCAAAGTGCCCGCCTGAGGTGCCCGGGGCGAAGATTGCCAAGCCGCCGGGATGGGTGGCGCCCGATGTTGAGGGTGCGTTGCGGGAGGCGGGGTGGAAACCATGACCGACATCTATCGCGACACCGACGAACGCTACCAACGCGACCCCGCGTTCTACTCGGCAGTCCGCACCATGGAAGCGATCGCTCGCGAGCATGGATTCACGCCGGGTGAGCTTAAGCAGATTGCTTTCAAGGCGGCGCTGAATCTAGAGGAGAAGCGTGATGGGCAGATCTACACGGTGACAGGAAACCGCCTGTGTGATCGGTGCCGTAGCCCCGTGGATCCACTCGGGGGGTGGATGATCCAGAAACGTCGTTTCTGTAGTCGGCATTGCTACGTCGAGGCGGGAGGTGGGCCATGACCGCACCCAAGCCGGGCGCGGGGGTGGATGGGAAGAGGCCGAGTGACTACATCACGGAAGCTCGCGAGGACATCGCACAGAAGCTGCTGGCCACGCCGAGCTTCTCGCTACTGAGCGGCTTGGGCCAAGCGCACGCCAGCGTGACGGCGATCGGTTGGTACCTTGATGAAGAATCCGAACGCCGCTCCGCCTTCGAGCGGGACGTGTTGGCGAGGCTGGAGAAGCTGGAAGCCCTGAACCCGGGCGTGCACACCATTGTCGGTGTGACGACGAGTGGGGCGACGGTGCATGGGTTGCGGAAGCAGAAGGAGCCAAGCGAATGAGTGAGCCCAGCTCTAATGTTCCCGCCCATCGCGAGCAGCTCGACATTGTCGACTGGTTCGTGTTCGTTGGCATGGCACTTTTCTCCCTCGCGCTCGCATACCGTGGCTACTCCAGCGATAGCGTCATTCATGGCGTCGCAGCGTCAGGATGGCTGTTGGCGGCGTCGAACTACTACACTGCGCGGAAGCGCTACAACCCGAGGCTTCACTAATGACCTACCTCCAAAAGCTCGCCACCATGCTCGCCATCCCTGAGCGCCACAGCGAAGACGCCCTTCACAGCGAGAGTGCGGCTCGGGCGGTGCTCACGCGGCGGAACTTGTTTGCGGCTGGTGGGGCGATGGCGGCAGGGAGCGTGTTCAGCTTTGCGGTGCCGGGGCCTGCGGGCTTTTGGGTTCAGAACACTTGGCCAGACATCACCATTACTCTGCCAAGTGGTGAAGTGCTCCGGTTTCCGATCGGCAGCGCGTTGAGCTACGAAGGACCAGCCGGAAGACTCGGCGAGCGCATTCAGTTGGAGGTGTTCTCGTGACCTGCCCGACATGCTCAGCAGCTGGCCAACGCTCCACCGTCCGCATCACCACATCAGCCACCAAAGCAGCACTCGCCGACAAGCTCCCCACCGACCACTTCTGGGACGAGGACGGCGTCGAGCACCACCACAACCCCAACATCATCCGGACGGATTACATGTGCTCGAACGGGCACCGGTTCTACGAAAGGTCGAGCTGGGAGTGTGGGTGTGGGTACAAGGCTTGCGGGGCGGAGGTGGTGGCGTGAGAGAGCCAAAAGCAGACGGTCTGAAGCTCACGATCGGCTACGTTGAGTTCGACGAGATCGACCAATACCGGAACGCGCAGATGGTCGGCGGCAACGAGATGTCACTTCGCTTTCGCGTTCCGGAAGGAAAGCTCGGCGAGTGGGCCGCGGCACTGGGCGGACGCTTTCGCGTCGTGATCGAAGAACTTGGAGAGGACCCGGGAATGTACAAGCGCGAAGCCTGCGAGGTGCACGTCGCGGGCATTGACGGAATCTGCGCCGGCTGCGGCCGGCATTTGAAGGGCATGCCATGAGCGGGCGGCACAAATGGGCCGTTGTCCTGAAGGAGGCGACCGGCCTTGCCTATTCAACGGCGTTGAAGATCGCGTTAGGTGAAGTCGCTTATCGGGCGCGCTCGCCGGACTGCTTGCTCAAGAGTGCGATCGGTGGCGTTCCTGGCGCGAGACAACCCGGCGAAGACGATCCGTTCTGTCGCTGTGCGGAGTGCAAATCATGAGTGAAGAAACCATCACCACACTGCGAACGTTGTCAGAAATCCCTCCCCTCACCGCCCCCAACATGCTCACCAACTACGACAAGTTCTGGGCCGGCGGCCGTGAGTTCAACCGGGAGGCACCTGGCTCGCTGGTGTGGAAGACGGCGGATGGCTGGCGCTTCTGGCTCGGCGAGGAGGTGAAGCCTGGGGTGTGGACGATGGGGTGTGATGCGGGCGCGGGTGAGCTGTTCGCGTTTGGGATCTACGACGAGCCGGCGGAGGTGGTGGCGGCGTTTGAAAGGATGGTGGGCTGATGGGAAGCGAGCGGTTTTGGGAGCAACAGAACTGTGCGCCGCTGCGATTGGCGAACCTGGGCCGCAGGCTCACAGTGCTGCGCGACAAGTGGAACGATCAGTACATCGCTTTGAGCGCGAAAGATCCGAAGGCGGCAGCGGTATATCGAGAGTGCGCTCTGCAGCTCAAGGCCACCCAAGACAGTGAGGACACGTAGTGGCCTACGGCTGCCAAGCGTCGCTCGATCACGCGGTGGCGAAACTCGACCGAACTTGCGCGCGGATGACGGAAGCGCAAAAAGAGAACCGTGCACGCGGTCACATCAGCGACGAACAACTCATGATAGGCGAACTGGCGAACGCGATTGCTTACGTCGCGGATGCCGTGCGCTACCTGAAGGATGGTGTGCCGTGACCACGAGTCGCCGGATCTTGCGACGCATGCAGCGCCGGTCCCGCTCGCCCGGCGCAGAAGTGATCTTCGATATGGACTACACGGCCGAGCCGCCCTTGGTTCACTACTCAACGGACTCAGGCAAGACCTACCGCATTGCCACTGTCTCGGAGTTCGAGCGGGACACGGGCTGCACGGTGACGTTTACGGAGAGGCAAGCCTAGAAACACGAAACCCCCACATCGCTGCAGGGGTCCGGAGTCTTGGCCGACGCTGGAACCTAACACGAACGGCCGAGCTGGTCTCGGCGGGAAGTGAGCGCGGCGATGGCGACCAATCAAGACAAGCACAACGCGGCCGAACGGGTGTCGGTCGTGGCCCTCGATGGAGATCTCGAATGGCTGCTCATGTGCGGGGCTGCCGCCATGGGAGAGCGAGGCACGACGGGCGGCGTCATCAACGCCATCGAATCAGGAGGCGGCGGGTCTGGCCGGCTGGGCGAGGACGGCTCCTACATCCACGCCTACACGGATCAGCAACTCGGCACCGGCAGCTTCGGCGCCGGCGACGTCGAGCGGCACCGGTGGCTGAACGGCGCCTGGCTGTCCCTGCCGGAGCGGACCCGCTACATCCTCCAGCGCTGCTACCTGGCGCCCCGCTCGGACCTTCGAAGCGACGCCGGGTACGGGGCCCGGGACCGATGGATCAAAGAGCAGGACTTCCGGTCGGGCTCTCATCCCCAGCACCGGACCAACGTGGAGGCGCAACTTGGCGAATACGCCCGGCTCGCCGCCGACCTGTGCGCGGACGCCGCCTACCTGGCCGTCGCCTGCTTCGAGCCAGAGCCCCTGCACCTATCCGGAGCCCGCGAGGGCCAGGTGAACCGCGAGGAGTCGAAGCGACGCCGGCGGGCCGTCAGGACGGCGCTCAAGCTCGCCCAGCAGGCTAGCGTCCAAGCGCACGAGCAATGGGCGGCCGCCAAGGCCTCGGCGGCGCCCATGCGGGCCACCCGCGAGCGCCGGGCCCTCCTGACCCCGCACCTGGCCGCCGAGGCCGCGGAGTGAGCCGCCCACGCCGACAGCGCTGGCTCAGCGTGGGCGAGGTAGCGGCGCGCCTTGAGCCTCTGCTCCCCAAGCTGGCCTCCAAGCCACGCAAGCGCCGCCTGGAGGCCGTCCGGCGCCTCGTCAGGCGCGCCGAGCAACGGGACTCCACGCGCTTCACCAAAAGGGCAGGTCGCGAGCTCTACGTGAGCGTAGACGCGCTCTCGAGCCTGCTCCCCGTGGACGTCGCCCGCCTCGACAGCATCGACTCCAGCCTCGCGGACCTACACCAGCGCCATCGCCAACTCGCGAGCCGAGTAAATGGTCACGGCTCGAAGATTCGCGATCTGGAAGGCCGCATAGGAAAAGCTGAGGAACTCCAAGCAGCTACGACGGACGCAATTGCGGCCGTCCAGCGGCTGACGGCGCTCCAGGGCCGCAGCTAGGCCGCAGATAGCCGCACTCTGGCGCAGCTCCTATTACGTGGCCCCCACACGCGGGACCGACGGGCAACCGTCAACCGCGCTCCGAGCCCGAACAAGGCTCCAGCCGAACAAGCGAACCCGGGCGAGCCAGCCACAACCCATCACGTCGCACCGAGGCGAAACGCTCCGCAGGGCGAAGCGGCTGCCACCTCGAAAAGTCCTCCCAGTCCTCGGGCGTTCCCAGCTTGCCAGCTAGGCGATCGGGCTCCGGAGGAATGACGAGGACGAGATGGGGCATGGCTGCACGGGGCCGAGTGTAGCAAAGACCAAGCCGATGGCCGAGCGGAAGGGCAGCGCAGTCAACGCCAAGCTTGCTCCCGAGCGGGTTGCCGAGCTGCTTGCGGACGTCGACTTTAGGCCGCCGGGTGAGATGCCCGAGGACGTCTGCAAGCGCTACGACGTTAGCCTCCGGACGCTCACAAGGTACCGGAATCAGGAGGCCGCCGATCCGGTCCTGGCGGAACTTGTCCGAAAGAAAAAGCTCGAGCGGGCCAAAGGGTGGCGCGACAGCCGCCTGCGGTTCCTCCGGAATGCGATCAACCGGCTCGACACGCTGGTCGCGAACGCCACAGGCGAGCAGATCCGCGAAGTGGCGGGCGCGATCAAGATCGTGGGCGACCTCGAGTCGTTGAGCCAGGCGCTGAGCTTCCAAGACGACGAAGATGGCCAGCAGTCTCGCGGTGATCGCTCAGGTCAAGCGCCTGCAGCGGATGCGCGACGAGGCGCGGGAGCGACGGGCAACACGGCCGAGCCCCCAGTCCACTAGCCTGCCGTCGGTCGGCGACCTGCCGATTGTCGAGATGGTGCCTCGCCTGCTGGGCGATAAGCACGACGCGCCCACGCACCTCGGGTGGCTGGTCGACGAGCTCGAGTTGGCGATCGCCCCGCACGAGGGGCAAGCCTACCGGTGGTTCTCGGTACCGCCGCGACACTACAAGACCACGACGCTCGTCATTGCGATCGTCAAACACCTGATCCGTCACCCGACGGAGATGGTGCTCTTCGTCACCCACACGGACGACTACGCCAAGAAGGTCTCACGAGAAGTCAGAAAGCTCGCGCTCCGCGCCGGGCTCCGAATCAGCCGGCAGATCGACCGTCAGGACGAGTGGGAGCTCGAGACGGGCGGCGGCCTGGTCGCTAAGTCGATCGGCGCCGGCATCGCTGGCCGCGGCTTTCGGCTCGCGATCTGCGACGACCCCTTCAAGGGCCGCGAGGAGGCGCGCAGCAAAGCTCGCCGCGACGCGATCGCCGAAGTCATCGACGACGACATCATCACGCGCCTGTCCCCGGACGGGACGCTTTTTCTGGTTCACACACGCTGGCATCCCGACGATGCGATCGGGCGCTTCAAGAAGCGTCACGACTGGCGCGGTCTGAACATCCCGGCGCTCCGCCCGAGCAACGACAACGACGCCGAAGACGGCGAAGTCGCGTTGCTCCCGCACCGCTGGTCAGTCACGCATCTCCGGGGCATCCGGAAGGCCAACCCGCAAAAGTTCGCGTCGCTCTACCAGGGCGAACCGGTGCTCGCCGGGGAGGCGCTGTTCCGGGAGCCAGCTCGCTTCGAGTGGCCGGCGGGGCGCCCGCAGTCCGGATACCGGATCGCTTACGGCGTCGATCTCGCCTACAGCTCCACCAACGTCGGGGATTGGTCGGTGTGCCTACGGCTCCTGGCCGTCGACACTGGCCTGACCGAGACGACCGAGGACGGGAGCGAGCGCGAGATCTGGCACTACTACGTGACGGACGTCGTCCGGAAGCACGTGGACGCGCCGGCCTTCGCGCTGGCCATCAAGGCTTGCTACTCGCAAGAGCCCGGGCCGCTGCGCTGGGACCGCAACACGGTCGAGCAGGGCTCCGCTGACTTCATCCGTGACCTATTCGCCCGTCACGGGATCCCGAAAGACAAATTCACGGGTGTGCTCGCCAAGGGCAAGCCCGTCGACCGCGTGCAATGGGTGGCCGAGCAGTGGAACCTGGGCCGCGTATTCGTGCCAGGTCGCTCCAGCGATAGCGACGAGCCGCTACCCGATTGGGTCGAGGACTTCGTCGACGAGCTCACGACGATGACGGGCGTCAATGACCCCCACGACGACCAGGCCGTGTGTTTGGCTTCGGCGTTTGAGTTGTTGAGAGCACCGGTGGTCATGAACGCCTACGGGAAGATTCGTGGTTACCGGGCGGGGCTGCCGAAGCCGCGAGCGTAACCATGCCCTGGCACCAGATCGGCGAATCCGCCCGCTGCGCCGGACGCATCGATCTCGGCATCTTCTCCAACAAGCACCGCTCCGCGCGTTGCCCATCAATCCTTCAGGTCGGCGCCTGGTTCTACCTGCATTCCAGCAAGCCGTACTGCGAGGCCTGCGCGCAAGACCCCAAGCAGGATCTGAATGCCCCGCCCTGTCCAGGATCTAGCGCGCGACCTGGCACGGTCCGTCACGCAGTGGACGCCGGGAATCCGCCCCACGTGGACGATCTCCGACGTCCGCAACGCGCTGCGCCAGCACGCTGACGGGGACTTCAGTCTTTCCGCCCAGCTCGTCGACACCATGGGCGAGGACGATGTCCTTCCTGGTCTCTTCGAGAAGCGCGTCGACGCCGTCCTGGGCTCAGACTTCGAGCTTCAGGCCGTCGAGGCCCCGAACCGACAACTTTCGCAACGCATCGCCGATCGCTTCGGTCCGCTCTGGTGGGACACGTTCCCGGAGAGCGAGCAGAGCGAGTTTCTGGGCTGGTACCGTAAGCTCGGCATCGGCATCGCTACCCTAGACTGGGATCGCGGCGGCTCAACCTGGACGGCGCGGCTCCGAACCTTGCACCCGCAGTTTCTGCGGCGCGACAACTACCGTGGTCGCTGGATTTACTCGGCCCACGAGGGCGAGCTCGAGGTAACGCCCGGTGACGGCCGGTGGCTTCTGCTCATCGACGGTAACCGCGGTTGGATGAACAGCGCGGTGCGCGCGCTCGCGGTCACGTGGATTTCCAAGCAACTCGGCCTCCGGGACTGGAACCGCTACAACGAGCGCCACGGGCTGCCGATCATCAAGGCTTTCGCGCCCGCGATTGCCGACGACCCCGACCAAGAAGCCTTCTGGAACGACCTCAAGAGTCTCGGCTCCGAGACGGTCGCTCAACTCGTCACCGACCTTGGAGACAAGGGCGCCAAGTTTGACCTCGACCTGCTCGAGGCCAAGGACAACAGCTGGCAGACCTTTCAGGCGCTGCTCGAGCGCGCCGATCGCCGCTTCATGGTCCGCGTTCTCGGCTCGAACCTCTCCACCGAGGTGAGTGGCACGGGCTCGCTGGCGGCCACCAAGGTGCATCGCGGCGTCGAGCAATCGAAGGCGAACGCGGACGCCCAGAAGCTCTCGACGGAGCTGCGACGACAGGGCCTCTACCCGATCGTCACCGCCAATATGCAAGCCGCGCTTGAGGTGATGCCGTGGCCCAAGTGGGACACCGCGCCGCCCGAGGACGACAAGGGCAACGCCGAGGCCGCCGAAGTGTTTGGCAAGGCTCTCGTGCAGCTCGGTAAGGCCGGCTACGAGGTCGAGAACCTCGACGAGGTCCAGGAGCGCTACGGGCTCAAGCTGGTCAAGAAAGCGCCGCCCGAGCCCCCAAAGCCCACACCGGCGCAGCCAGACGACGACTCGATCGACGTCGACTTTGACGCCGACGAAGAAGACCCCGACGCGGACGCCGATGCGGCAGCCGCCGAGTGACGGAGAAAACCACTATGGCCGACGAAAACAAGCCGCAACCGCAACCGAACGACAAGTCGAAGAGCGTCGTCAATGACCGCCCGCAGATGCCCGCGAAAGCGGCCGCGCTGCCCGAATACAAGGTCGAGACCGACGCCAGCGGCGAAGAGAAGATCGTCACCGGCAACATGACCCGCGACGCCATCATCAGCTTCCAGCGCGGCAAGTTCATGGAGCAGGGCAAGACCATCGAGGAAGCTACCGAGCTCGCGGTCAAGCGCGGCTTCGAGATGGTCAAGGACGCGCCCGAGAAGAAGTGAGCGATGGGCGGAAGGAATCACGTCCCGCCGCCCGACGCGGCTCTCGCGCCCAACACGGCGCCGGGTCGTGTCTTCTGGGACAAGGTCCACGCCGATGACGACGAGGACGCCCATCAGGTGATCCCGCCGACGCCGGTTGCTCTCGACGTGAGCAAGCCGAACCTAACCCGACTGGATCTCGCCGACACGCTGTTCGCTCAGAACATCGCAGCCGGCCAGGACTCCGAGACGGCGCGAGCGAACGCTGATGCGCGGGCGCTGCAGATGATTCCGTAGCCGGAACGAACTCACAACATGTCAGCACGAACTAACGCGCAGCGGGCGTGGACGACGCGGTCCATCTCCATGATGGCCGCACCGGATCTCGAGCCCGGCGATCGCCCCCGTTCGGCCTTCGAAGAGCGCCTGCGCGGCTGGATGGCCGCAAGTGAGCGGCGTTTCGAGGCCAACATGGCCGCCAGCGGCGACGTGCTCGAGCTGGTCATGCTCGACATCGTGGGCGAGGACTGGTGGACGGGCGGCGGCATCACGTCGAAAGGCGTGCAGCAGAAGCTCGCTGCCTATCCGAAGGTGAAGACGATCAAGGTGCTGCTCAACAGCCCCGGCGGCGACGCTTTCGAGGGCCTGGCCGTGCAGTCACTTCTCCGCCGGCACGGCGCATCGATCGAGATCGAAGTGGTGGGGCTCGCGGCGTCCGCCGCCTCCATCATCGCCATGGCCGGCGACACCATCGCCATGCACGAGGGCTCGCTGATGATGGTGCATCAGCCGTGGACGTTCGCCGTGGGCGACGCCGACGAGATGCGCACCACGGCCGAGTTCCTGGACAAGGTCAACTCGAGCGGCCTCGACGTCTACACCAGGCGCACCGGTCGCAAGCGCGAAGACGTCGCGGAGCTCGTGGCGGCCGAAACCTGGATGACCGCCCACGAGGCCGTCAAGGAGAAGTTCGCGACCAGCGTGGTCGATGGCGCCTCCCCGGAGCCCGTCGCGAAGGCGCGCGCAGCCGCGCAGGTCTTCATGCAGGCGCGCAAGCCGCGCAGCGCCGCGCAAGCCCCCATCGAAGAGCGCCAGCGCGCACTCGAAGAAATGTCCGCGACCCCGGCATCCCCGCCGGTCGCAGCAGCAACCCCCGGGGATTCCCGGAAAGGAAACGAAGCAATGAAGACCATCAGTTTGGTCGCAGTCATGGCTGCACTCGGCTACACGGTCGAGCAGCAGGCCAGCGCGGAGGAGAAAGACGTCCTCGACGCGCTGGGCAAGGTCAAGCAACAGGCGGAGGCCAACTCGGGCGTGTCGATCAGCGGCGTGAAGCTGCTCGGCGTCACGAGCGAGGCCGAGGCAACCGCCAAGATCCAGCAGCTCACGCGCCTCAACAGCGCGCTGATGGCTGCGACGAGCGCGGCCAACGACGCCGAGGCCCTGGCCCGCGTCATGGCCTGGAAGGGCGCTGCCGACCGCGAGCCCGAGCATGTCAAGCAGATCGGCGACCTCAAGTCTGCCGGCGCGGCATCCGCCAAGGAAGCCGCCATCCAGAAGCTCTCCCGCGAAGGGAAGCTCGCTCCGTCGATGCACGACTGGGCGCGCGCGAACTTCGCGACCGCCGAGGCCCTCGAGAGCTTCTGCGTAGCTCTGCCGCCTATGGCGACGCTGGGCGCGCACGAGCCCAGCGACCCGAAGCAAACCGTCACGCTCACCGCCCAGGATCGCGAAGTCATCGCGATGCTCGGCATCCCCGAAACCGTCTACCTCGAGGAAAAGAAGCTCGAGCAAGCGCGCAAAGCCGCGCGGAGTGGAGGCTGAATCATGGCTGCTCTAGCTGCAGACCGCGACACGATCGAGCGCGCAACGGGTCATTCCAAGCGCTTCTCTGAAGTCGGCACTGACTCCACGCAGTTCTACAAGGGTGGCATCATCTGCGTGAGCACGGCGACCGGCAAGATCGTCAAGGGCTCCACGGCCACGACGCTGATCGCAATCGGGCGCTGCGAAGAGAACGTGCTGACCGGCACGTCCAATACCCGGCATATCAACGGCCGCATCGGCTGCTTCAAGTACGGGAACAGCGCTGCCGCCGACGCGATCGCCGCCGATGACATCGGCAAGCCTTGCTACATCGTCGACGATCAGACGGTCGCGCTCACGGACGGCACTGGCACCCGCAGCCGCGCGGGCATCATCGACGGCGTCGACACCGACGGCGGCGTTTGGGTGTCGTTCACCCAGGGCCTCTCGATCAGCTGAGCCGCTGAAGGACTAACGAAAATGGAACTCACCGTAGCAAACATCCAGAGAGTCCAGACCGGCTACAGCGCGATCTTTCGCACCGGTTGGAACACTCCCACGCCGAAGCTCGAGGGCTTGGCGACGCACGTGCCCAGCAACGCACGCACGAACGTGTTCGGCTTCCTGCTGAACCTGCTCAAGCTGCGCAAGTGGGACGGCCCGCGCATCATCCAGAACCTCAAGACGGGCGCGTACTTGCTCGAAAACGAGCCGTACGAGCTCACGGTTGGCGTCGACCGCCGCGATATTCGCGACGACCTGATCGGCATTCACAACCACCGCTTCGAGGACATGGGGCGCGCGTCCAAGCTGTGGCCCGACCAGACGCTGCGCACGGCTCTGCAAGCCGGGACGACGAACTTGGGCTTCGACGGCGTGGCGTTCTTCTCGACCGCGCACCCCCTGAACCCCGCTGGCAACCAGTCCAATAACTTCACGACCACGGCTCTGAGCGCCGCCAACTTCGCGACGGTCCGCGCCGCGATGGCGAGCTACACCGGACAAGACGGCGAAGTGCTGGGCGTGCAGCCGAACGTGCTGATCGTGCCCCCTCAGCTCGAGGACACGGCCAACACGATCGTCACCGCGACGTTCGGGGCGTCGGGCGCAACCAACATCCAGCAAGGCCAAGCCCGCGTTGTGGTGGTACCGCAGCTCGCGAACCAGGGAACGACCTGGTACGTGGCCGACGACAACAACGCCATCAAGGGTCTGATCTGGCAGCTCCGCGAGGCGCCGATCTTCACGGCCAAGACGTCGTTCAACGACGACAACGTCTTCTTCGAGAACCAGTTCCTCTGGGGCATCAATGCCGAGGGTGTTGCGGGTTACGGGCCCTGGTTTTTAATGGCCAGAGCGATTGCGTGAGCCCTGATGGCTGACGCTCTAGCGATCACGCTGCAGGAAAGCGGCACCGTCACGGCCTCCGGCAACGGATCGGCCGTGGACATCGGCGCCACTCGCTCAGCAGCTCGGCTGGAGCTTCAGCTATCAGCGATCTCGGGTACGGGCGCGCGTCTCGCCGTCAAGGTCGAGACCGCGCTCAGCTCGGGAG